GCTGTTGCCACAAATCGACGTCGTCTAGGTCCGCTTTATGGCTGGCCGCTGTAACCGCGTTTATCATGGTAGCACGTGAAAGCCTGTTGCCTTGCTCATATCCGGCTTGGCCGATTGTATCAAGCAATCCATCAAGAACGCTGGACGTTTCCTTTTTAGTAAGTTGCATAACTTTACCAAGACCTGAAACAACGGCTGTTTTATCAATAAAATCACCCTCAATAGTATCCGCGGCGGCCTGCTTCATTTGCTCAATAACAGCGTCGAATGCATCACGGCTGGAATAGACCCCTACCAAATCGCGAATTTTCAATTCCAAAGCACGGTTATCGGCATCCTTTGCGGCATCAGATAGAAGGCCCCAGTCGTCGGTATCCCGTGCGCTAGTGATATGAGAGGACCGTGTTTTGTTTTGGGTTTGCATTCCATTAAGGCAAGCTAAGGTCCAAGCGATTTGGTAAACAGACACCGAACCGGCACCGACTTCGGAATTTTGCAAGCCGATACCGTTCGCCATTAAATCATTCAGCGCGGCACCCGAACCCGTTTGAACAAGAGATTTTAAACGCAAATATAAACGCTTGTCGGTAACATCCGCGTTTACCACCTGAAACGCGGCGGGGTTGTCCATCAACTGAGGTAATGCGGCTTCAAGCAAATTGACATTATCAAAAGTTTTGAACTTGTCGGAAACAAAAGCCCGCAAATTGCCATCACCAGCAACCGAATCATGCGTTCTTAACATCCGGACGGCGGGCTTTTTCTGCCAGATAGCATTTAACAAGGCATCAAATTCTGGTGCAACTTCTGCCTGCAACCGGCGCGCCGTTCTGGTGTCAATGTCCGCATGACTGGCTATCTGCCCGAAGGCTACGTCATTCACATCAAAAATTCTTGTAGGCTCACCGCGTGTTTGTTCTAACACAATTTGCGGGCGGCCTCTTTCATCGGTAGTTTTTTGCAGTTCGCTAGTCGGTGCCAGATAATCAGCGGCGCGGCTGGCTTGGTCCTGCACTTTTAATAGAAGGTTTGAGAGAGAGTTTTTGTTATTTTCAATAGTGTTTGTCATTTTTTTACATCCCGTAAAGTTAAACCCAGCGGGCACCATTGCACCGCTGGGTTTGGTTGTCTCATAAAAGCCCATAGTAGTCAAGCTTGAATTTTTAGAAAGTTTTAACGCCGACGACGTTTAACATATCGCGTTCGTTTTTGTGTGTGCTTTTCCCAGTCTTTACCGTAAAGCAACCGGCCAATTAAACTAAATATAAACATTATGCCGCCACCTCATATCCATCGTTAAAGGTATCATCCAAAACTTTTAGAATATCTAGGGGCAAAAACAATCGCGGGTCTACATATCCCAGACTAGTGCAGTCTTCGGGCCATCCGCCACGACTAGCAACGCGGGCCTCTACTTCATCGCTCCAACACAACATGCCTTTGTCAAAAAGGATAGACTGGCCGTCTTTTTGAATATTAACGATGAGGTAGTTATGTATCCCCCAGCTATCTTCCTCGACATCATAGCCAAGCCCTTTAATAGCGTCGGCTACAAGGTGCGTACCGTTCCAACCGTCGCCATCGCTAAAGCCGAATTTATCGAAGGCGTCCTGCCATTCCCATTCTGTATAAGTAATAGGCATTATGCTGTACTCCCGTTAAGAAAATTATTGATAACCACGTTGTCTTTAAGTGTAGCGGCCAAAGAGGGCTTAGGGTCTTCCTTGCGCCGCAATTCCCAAACCATATGCTCGACATTAGACAACGCCCCGCAAACTTCGTGCAGGTCATTTTCATAAGCCAAATAATACAAAGCCACTAAATCAGTATGAATTTTCTGTTTAACGTCAATCATTCAAAACTCCCGTGTTTAAATTAACGATGTCCCATACATATAGGATTATGTAGGACATATCAAGGACAAAAGCACGTCCCAGTTAAATTTTCCTTTTTGATGGTGTATTGGCTCGACGGATTGTAACCCATCCATCTTTAAATCAACCGCCGCGCTGGCCGGATACAAAAACAATTCGGGTTCATCCATCGGTTTGTTTTGTTTTTTAATCAATATCCAACAGGGCCCGTGATGGTGTCGGGACAACCAAGCAACCTGAGACGGCTGTAAGGTAACCCCGTTGCTGGTCAAAAACTTTAATTCTACAAAATGAAAGGTGCCTTGCTCGTCGCATATCAATAAATCAGGAATACCTGCGCCAACAGAATTTTCAATCCTTGTCAGTAATAACTTCCTGCTCGACCTCTGCGTCGCTTCCTTCATCTGTTTGTAAAAGCCGCTCTCGCGCTTTACCGCGATTGCTGGCATTCTTCTTTTCTTTGGGAGTGATGTCGATGGTGATTGGGGCATAGCTTTGTTTGATTTCCTCTAAGGCTTTCAAAACATCTTCTTTATTCATGCTATCAATAGACCCTGTGCGAATCTCAGATTTGCTGACATAGATGTCACCTTGGGCTTGCCCCCTGCGATACTCAGCTTGGACAGCGGCAGAATAAGCCCCATTTTCCAAAGCTACATCCCGAATAGATTGTAGGTCACGCAAGTGCCTCTGATATGTAACCCCGTATTTCTCATCCAGTTCGCGCCGGTAGGAATTTATAGCGGCAACAACATGGGGCGAGATATGCTGATTGGTTAGCTCATACGCCCTGCTATGTGCTGACGACGCAGAATAGCCAGCATTAATTGCCGCCTCACGCAAAGTTATCTGCCCGTCCTTGCTCACAAGCTCTTTAACAAAAAGCTCCTGCTTACGAGTTAAAGGTTGCTCTGTGCTGGCCGGTGGACGCCCTCTAGTCTCACGGGGCTTTCCTGTTACTTTGCTTGCCGCTTTACTCGCCATTATAAATCCTCAGTTAAAAAGGTCACATTCGTTAAACGTCCTTTTCTTTATATAGGACAGAAATATATTTTTCAAAAAAAATATTGCAAGACCCCCATTAGGCGTTTTCTTGTTTTATAGGTACCGTCTTTGTTTTCACTGGTGCTACCTTGCCGGTACCTAATAAAGTATTGTTTTATAGTGTTTAAAAGATAGGGTACCGTTGGTACCGTTGGTACCGCCTATATTTTATAAAAAAATATTTTTTTATTCTCAGCTCTATATACTGTATACTGCTACTTCAAACAAAAAACACGGGGCATCCCGTTAAGAATGCCCCGTGGTCCGTGGTCCGTGTTGCAAGCTATCTACTTGATAACTCGTAGACTTCTGCCACTCGTGCTCTGCGCTTAACCCGTTTATCACGGATACTGACAATCTCTTTAGTTAAGCCGCAAACGTAGCGCCTTCCCTGAACGAGTTGCCAATGCCAGCCTGCCACTACTAACCAGATGCGCTCGCTGTTTCGGTCTTTCACCGAAGCTCTGAGCCATCCTGCTAGGGTTGCACCGTTCGTTCGGTTGAACGTGACGCCCCAGTCGGAGCCTTTTCGTTCGACACAGTTGATGCCGTACGTGCGTAGGACACCCAGAACTTCTCCCGTAGAAGTTCCGGTCACGGACCGTCGATTAGAGATATCCCTAATGCAACGTGCCGCATCCGCTGTGGTGTAACCGGTTAAAGAACTGATTACAGCCGGACCGCAGTAACGATTGCGGTCACGCTTTGTCGAACCGTGGTTGACAGGCTTAATGCGTAGTTTGGTCATGAGACCCTCCCGTAGAAATTAACAATGTGAAACAGCGTACCCTTTTAACCTAAATGTGGTTAAGGGGTAAAAAGGAACCGCCACGGCCCCTCCCCCATAGTATAGCATATAATCCCATACATGTCAAACATAAAATTTTAGAAATTTCTATCGGTCTTTCCAAGCGTCCCAAAAAAGATAGGCCAGCAGGGCAAACCCGCTGACCAGATAGGTCACGATAAATATATCGTCGTACCCTATGTTATTCACCCCTGTTGTATCCGTTTCCAAGCGGCTTGAATTTCGATAGACCGTGCCACGGCCTCGCGGCTATATTGGCCTTCGGCCGCGATGCGTGATGCGTATAGCGCGACTATTTGACTGAGGTGTTGGACGGCGGTGGGCCAATCCATGTCCCGCGCCACACCATTAATTACATCAGTTTTTTCCATCTTCATCATCTTTCTTGGCTTCGCCATATAGAATGCACTCAGGGCAGGCTGTTTCAAAGAACTCGCACTCTTCACAGCCTTCGACGGGCAGATACTCACTCATTATAATCCTCATCATCGGTTGCAAAACATAAACAAATTACACCGTCTGAACCGCTCTCAACTTCTTCAAAGGGCAGACCAACTTGAGCAAGACGGTATTTTAAATCTTTTACAGAGAAAATATCTGGGTGATATTTTTCTTTCTGTTCAGCATACATAGAGAGGTCATCGTCACACCTATCAATGATATCCTGTGGGCAGGGAATCTTTTGAAACAGGGCTTTTGCCTCGTTATGAATTTCCATAAATTTCTGGTCGGCCTCGGCTTGGCTAATCTCGCCATCCTCATGTAGGTTTT